CATGAACGCGAACAAAGGGTTCTTTTCTGGTGAGGGGCAGTTTGGTCGCGAAGGCTTTGGGTTCTTTGAGCGCAACCGAAACTTTAAAGACACTCTTCTCGGACGAGGTGATCCCGTAGGGGCACCTGAATCTGTACTGGACAATGTAAACGTTGATCCAAACCCTGATATTACGACTTCGAACAGAATACAAAGCCTTTTTTACGAGCCAGATGTTGTTGGCGTAAAACCAGAATTTACAACTAAACAGGCTTTAGCTGAATTAGCAAAGCCTGAGTATGCGGGGTTGTCTGGAGAGGCTCAAAGACAGGCGCTAATTGATCTGACTACCGGAACAGAGGCCGTCAAAGGCGGTTTAAAAATTCTACCAACAATCGGGGCGGGCCTTGGTGTAACAGCGTTAGCTGGTGGTTTCGATCAAATACCCGCCGAAGAGATTGAAGACCCCTACGATCAGGAGTCGCCGTCCCAGAAACTCTTGGCAGCAAACCCTGAGAAGTATACAACCGGAGCCGCGGGAGCGCCGTCTTACCGCTCCTTGTATGACGTAATGGTGCCCACGGTCCGCCAGCCGATTTACCAGCAATTCGTTGAGCCCGTACAAACCGCGGCCCGCGGCGGCGAAATGGAGAACTTCCCACGCAAGACAGGTTACATAGCAGGCCCCGGAACCGAGACTTCCGACAGTATTCCAGCGATGCTTTCTGACGGTGAGTTTGTAATGAACGCCAAGGCCGTCCGCGGAGCGGGTGGCGGTAGCAGAGAGCGCGGCGTTAGAAAGATGTACGATATGATGAGAGCCTTTGAAGGGGGTGCAGTAGCATGAGTACTCAAACCCAATATGTAGTAAATCGCCAAGACCCCGCGATTGAGGCTTATCGTCTGGGCTTACTGGGCGATGTTCAGAAATACATCAAAGGTCAGATTGAACGCGGCGATGCACCGCCTGACTATCAAGTTGCAGAGCTAAGTCCCAGTGAACGGGCTTCTATTGCCGCGGCACAAACAGGCGTGGGCGCGTACCAACCGTTCCTGACGCAAGGTTCGTCAACCGTGGATCAGGGCGCAAGTTTAGTTGGAGATCAGGCCACCGGATACATGGGGGACGCCTCGACAGCTTTAAAAGGCGGTATTGGTGCTTTGGCGGGTACTGGGGCTATGTATGACCCCAACAGTTACCAAGACTTTATGAACCCTTACGAGGATCAGGTCATTGACAACACTCTAGCGGACATTCGTCGTCAGGGTGACATAGCTCAACAGGGTGTTAAGGCTCAAGCGGTTGGTTCTGGAGCGTTTGGTGGTTCTCGCGGTCAGATTGCACAGTCTGAGCTAGACCGAAACGTTATGAAGCAACAGGCAGACACGGCGGCGCAAATGCGGGCGGCAGGTTTTCAGAACGCGCAGCAAGCTGCAATGAATGCGTTTGAGTCTGGCATGGGTAGACAGCAACAGTTGGGCCAGCTTACTGGACAGATAGGCGCGGGCCTTGGCTCCTTGGGCGCACAAACAGGTGCGTTGGGTCAACAGCTAGGCGGGCTTGGTATACAGCAAGCGGGCTTGGGTGAGATGGGCACAAACCTGAATACTCAAGATATACAGAACCTAATGACGACGGGCGCTACGGAGCGCGGTGTTAATCAAGCGGGCTTGGATGCTCTGCGTCTGACCAACTTGCAACGTTATACACAGCCTTATCAACAGTATGGCTTCTTGTCGGATGTTTACTCTGGCACACCAACAGGGTCTTCAACGCTTACGGCGGCTTCGGCTCCGCAAGTTTCACCCTTCCAAACTGCAATGGGTTTGGGTATAAGTGGATTAGCCGCCGCATCAGGCGCACAACGGGCGGGGTTATTTTAAATGATGAATCGTAGCGTAATGAAGCGTCAGATGTTTAACCAAGGCGGATACGTTCAACCGCAACGGATGAATTTAGGCGGACAACCCATGATGCCGCCAGCCGGACCACCGATGGCTCCTCCACAAATGGGACCAGAGCAAGCTCTAGCTGGCGCAGAAGCGCAAGGCCAAGAGATGGGCATGATGGCAGCGGAAGGCGTCATGCAGCAAATTGACGGCGCTCAAGACTACCAAAGCTTGATAGACGGAATACGCGGCAACCAACAGCCCCTTGAAGCGCGGTACGCGGAACTTGGAAGTATTGTAGGTGAGCAAGACGCGAGGCAAACGCCAGAATCTGTTTTGGCGCTAACGCAGCCAGCCATTATGATGACGGAAGAGGGCGCGGTTAACAGCGGCATTGGTGAGCTAATGCAGGGCATAGCCGGAGATACTTCGATGGAAGGTCAGATGGGGGAGGGCGTCGGTGGTTTGATGATGGCCCAAGCGCCGGAGCCCGCGATGAACGATCCAATGATGGAGGCGGGAAACACACCACCCGTAAATTTTAGGCAGGGTGGGCCCGTAGAGGTCCAAAGACTTCAGGCAGGCGGAACGCCCAGCGCCATTGATATAGCTGGTAGAGACTTGTCCAAGTATCAAGATTTTCTAAGCGGTGGCTATGACGCTCAAGCGCGGGCCGCGGAACTTGAAGAACAGCGTAATATGTCTCAAGCTCAAATGCTGTTTGATATAGCTCAAGCGGGTTTGCAGTTTGCGGGTAACACGCAGGGCGGTTCTATTGCAGAGCGGCTGGCAAATTCGGCTGCGGCAACACAACTTCCACAGCGGATCGGAGAACGTTCTGCGCAAATGCTTGCAGCTAAACAGGCTCAGACCGCAGAGAAGCGTCAGTTAGACATGGCGGCTAGACAGGCTGCGTTGCAGGGTGGACAAGCCGAAGCTGATTATGCGAACCAACTAGCTTTGGCTAACGCCAACAGGGCGGCTACAAAAGGCGTTTATGAAGAACTTTTTACCATTGACGCTACAGGCAACGTAACGTCCGCGGGAAAATTTAATCGCTCAACGCCTGTTGGAGAATCTGATTATCAAGCGGCCCGAGCCGCGGGCGCTCAAACCGAATCTATTGCAACACCGCTTTTAGCCGCAGCACAGGCGGGAATGGAGCAACAGGCCAAAACACGGGCGGATATTGCGACGGGCTCATTGCCTAGAACACTGCAAACTCTTACAAACGATGTACAATACACCTATAACGGGGTGGATTACGACGTAAAAGCGGGCGAGGCTGTTTCAGTAACCAACCCTCAGTTACAAGCTCTTTTACAGGCGGGCGGTTTAGCAACCCCGTTTAATGAAAACTCTAAGTACGTGGCTTACTATAGCACGGATAGCGTTACTCCAACACTGTTGACATTGATAAACGAGTCTAGCCCCGGAGGTCAGGCAAGGCTTGACGACCCTACTTTTGCACAAAACTTTACAAAAGACCCTACCGCTTATCAAGCGGCTATCGGACTTGAGAAAGACTTGAAACTTCTGGAAGCTACCGTTGGATTTGATACTAAGAAAGCCTCCACGCTGCACAGGCGTACCGTTGCTCTTGCTAAACTGGGATTTGCAGATAATCAAAAAGGCAGGGATTTAAGAAGAGACATTGCTTCTGACGCGAACGCGCTGTCCTTAGAGTTACAAGACAACACTTTTGTGTTTGGCAGAGAAAAAGGGCAGACAGAACAGGGTTACAAAATAGAGCTATTAAACTCTAAAGCTGAAATAGATAAACAAATACTTGACCTTAAAATTGCTCAAGAAAACTTTGCTCGCGAAGATAATCAAGCGGCTGATGCTGAAGCGCGTGAAGAAACCAAAGTGGCTAATATTGCAATGGCAAACCTTGAGGCAGACTTGCGTGAACGTAGCGCCGAAATTGCCGCGGGCATAAGTCTTTCAAACTCTTTGGAACTATTTGACGCCAAGTCTTTGCAAGAACTTGCAATGTTAAATGAGGGGGCCGTAAAAAAAGAGGGTTACATTAGACTTACCGCGGCATTAGGCGATGCTTCAAGAAAAGATCAAAATGTGTTTGTAAACCAACAACGCATATTCGCGGTTCTGGATCAAAAAGACTTAGCTAACGTTAAGTCCCAATTAACCGAAGACCGTAACCTTAACAACGATATGAGGGCTGCGGCGGAAAGGGTGTTGGATCGTGCCGCTGCCGCGGGCCTACAACGCAATTCTCTTCTTTCTGCGTCAACATTACAGGCGGCTAGAATAGAGTCTAGCGAGATGTTGGCTGGAAACAATTTGGCGCAACAAGCTTTGGACAAAGCTTTGGATCGTGCGGCGCGAGAAAAACTTCAGTTGGATGACCAATCGTGGCGCAAAATGATGCAGGATGCGGCAGACGAGTTAGGGTTAAGTAAACAAGCTACTCAAAACCTCTTTGATGCCGGAGAAAACACAAAGGACCGTTTGGCGCGAGAAGGGTTGCAGCTTGGTTCGCAAGAACATGCAACAGCAATGCAGGCAAGAGATATTGTTGCAACTGCCGCAAGGCAAACAAAAGGTATTGAGGCTACGGCGCTTCAAGGCATTTTGAATCGTGCGGCACAAGAAACAAGGCTTTTGACGCAGGTAGAAGCCACCGCCGCGCTTCAAGACGAACGTTTAGAATTTACTGGCGACCAAAACGATCAAGATCGTGCAATAGAAGAGTTTCAAAACCTTGTGTCTAACGCCGCCACAGAACGGGGAATGGATTTAACAGAAGCGCGTGATGATGCCGCTCACGCTAGAGGCGTGGCAAGTAACTTGTTAGAGCAACAACGCATTGATCTGTCCCGAGAAAAGTTGGACGGAGAGGTTGATTTAAAGAAGGTTGGCGTAAATGCGGATATGTTGCAGCGTTATGGTCAGAACAAAACAACTCCAAAAGAAACGGCGCTGGTCAACGGCGCTATAATTGTTTGGAACTCTCCGGCAGGAGTGCGTTACAACCAAGAGGGAAAATATTTTTCAGATAAGGACCGCAGACCGTTAACTCCAGAAATGATTTCGGCTTTAGAGGCTCGACAAGCGTTGGGTCTTACGGACTTGCCTGATGTTGAGTTTGGATCAACGGTTGTTCCTCCAAAAGAACCGTCGGCACAAGTTATACCCGAAGATGAGCAAAGTCCGTATGCTGCTTCTCTAGGAGTTCCCGACTTAGCTTTTGGGTCAGACGCGTTTTTAGTAAACTTAACTAATATTTTTACAGAATTTGCTTCTCTTGGAACGGTAGGAGCGCCTTTCAGCCCACATAAAAACGCTATAAAAGCCGTGGAAAACTTAAACAATGAGTTTATACAGTTTTTTCAAAAAGCAAGCGAGTTGCGGGACAGCGTGTTCGCACAAAAGGAATTAAAAAGTTTGACGCCCAAACCCGCGTCTCTTTTTGTTGGGGCTGATGATGCCGAATCGGCGGCTAAAAACCTGTATTTAAGAATAAACAGCGCCGTTCAAGACATTGAACGCGCATTAAGCAGTGAAGAAATACCGCTATCTGCTACTGGAACGGGCTCCCTTTCCGCCAAACGGCAGATGCTTGTTCCACTTAAAAAACTTAGAAATGGCTACGCTATTCTAGCGGGCATTGACTCTCCTGCGATAAATACAGGGGAAATTGACCAAGGTGCTCTTTTAGATGACATTTATACCATTATGGAGGACGACGACTAATGGAAGAACAAGCCTCTACCGTTTCAACCGAAGTTTCTCCGGCACCCGCGCCACCTCTTGCTACCGAGGGCCGCGAAGGATTGTTTGATCCGTTAAACTTTAATTTTAAAACGTTTGAAAAAATTGATTTTCAACCAGAATATTATGAAAATGTAATTAAATCTTTTGAAGGTAAGCCAACTATAAGGAAAAAAGGTAAGCCCCCTGTTACACAGGATCAAATATTTGCTATTCAGGCCGTAAGAGAATTAAGTTCGCGTTATCCGGGAATTGGAACATATAAACAGTTTAGAGCAGGGACTTCAAACTTTCAAAAGGAGCTTTTAAAAAATCCAAAAGTAATAGATCGTTTAAAAAGAGACGGTAAGGATTTAACTAAACTTCCTTTTACTGATGAGAGAATATTACAGTACATTACGACGTTGAAGAAAAAGGGACCTGTTGAAAGTACCTACCGACGCATAGTTGAAAACATACCAGTTAGCGCAGGCATGACTGCTGGGTATATGAGCGGGAAACGTGTTCAATCTATGATGCCTGCTTTTCCGCCTTTTAAAACAGGGTATCGTTTATTCGATGCGCCCATTGTAGCGGCTCAATCAATTTACAACGCGGGAAAATTTTCACTTCCTTTTGTGACAGGGCTCGTTGGAAGTATTTTTACTGCCCCTGTTAGTGAGGAATTTGGAGAAGTCTTTTTAGGCGAAAAAGGACTTGCAACTCCCGGTACGCGGCCTTTGCAAAGGTTTGGGGAAGCTGTTGGCGACGTGGTTTCGTTTTCTCCTATAGGGTTTTATGCAGACAAAATTGCAGGAAATATGACCCGCGATTACTTTACTAACCGATTAGGAAAGTTTTTGGACCCACAAGCGGGAGGGCCCAGCACGTATACGTTTAAAGGCGGTCGCGTCTCAGACGGAAAAGGTGGGTTTTTTGATGTTCCTGAAAAAACAGTTAGCCTAGACAAAGGCCCAATGTTTGGTCGGCCTGTGGATATGACAGGAGAATCTGCAAAGATATCCGCTTATCAACAGATGAAAAAAGCAGAAAAGACTTCTAAAGAGTACCTGTATGGTGAGGGCGTTATTAGAGGTGCGGGTGGTAAACCTGTTCAAGGACCGCTTACGATAAACCAATTAAATGAACGCGGCGTAGCTGATGTTATGCAGGGCACTGTTCCACAAGGAACGATGCGCAAGCTATTGGCAATAGAGGACGCTCTACGTGCTGCGGGCAAAGACGCTAGAAACAACAAGAGTTTGTTCGCCTTTTATGAAGCTTTAGCCGCATTAGGTGCGGGTACGTTTGCAAAAGCTGCCGCGGAAAGTAAACCTTTCACGGGCTATGAAGTTGGTGCAGAAATAGCGGGCAGTATCGCGGTGCCTTTGGGTGTAGGAGACATTTTATACCGAGCCGCGACAAAAGGTTATCCCGTGGCAAGAGAGCTTTATGAAAACGTAAATGACATGGGCCTTCTGCGCGGCGCTGGAACTACTTTTTCTGAAAACATGCAAGCGGGAAGAGATGCTCAAGGTTTTAAAGAAATTGTTACTCGGCTGCAAGAAATGGGAACAATAGATAGTAAAGAACAACTTGAGGAGTTTATAGCAAAACTTGAGGCAATGCCTAAAGACCCTGATGCCAAACCTACTGCGGGACAACTTACCAATGACCCTGTTATTATGGCTATGGAAGCCTCATTGGCTAGAGAATTTCCCGAACTCAAAGGTCAGCAACGAGACGCTAGAAAACTAGAAATAGATGCTTTAAAAGGCGTGTTAGAACAGTTGGCTTTTGCGGAAGGTACGGAGTACGGCAGAGCGGCAGTAAGAATTGGTGCGGAAATAAGACAAGCCATTTTTGAAAGCAGCTTAACCTCCCGTTTAGACGCCGCAGAAAACGATCTTTTAAAAGCTCTTAATCAACTTAAAAAATCTAAAGAAAATAGAAACTTAAAAAATCCTGACGGCTCTACTATGACCGCTAAAGAAAGAGCCGAGTTAGACGCAATGGATCGAATTGATCTGTCTGAAAGATTGATGGACATGTTGACGGCGCAAAAAGGGTTTGCTCGTACAGAACAAAAACGTTTGTATGGCAGAGTTGGAGAAATAGACCTTAGTCAGTTTTATGATGACGCGGGGAACGCGGTTGACGGACCTAAATTACTTCGTTTGTTAGAAGAGCAAGGCCCTTTTGCTCCGGGTAATTTATTGGAAAGTGAATTAAAACCTTTATTTACTTTTGCTCGTAGTCTGAAAGACCAGCTTGGTATTCAAGTTGATTTAGGTGGCGAAACACCGAAGTTAAACGCGTATAATGAAGCTAGGTTGCAGGCGTATGAGTCTGGGGGAATGGACCTTTTTGACCAGTTTGTTGTGAATGAATTAGGTGATCTAGGGACAGACAACCTTCCAGAAACGGTCACGCCTGAAATGATCCAAGCGGTAAGACAAAAGATTGGTGGAAGGGGTCGTCAAGGACAACAGAGTCCTACTGGAAAAGCTTATACAGCGTTATTGGACGCGTTACTTGAAAAGGGTTCCCGACTAGGCACCATTAGCGCAGGACCTTCCGTAAGGTCGGCTCAAGTAAGAACGGGCGCAGAGGTGGCGTTTGAAGAAAGCAAAAGGCTGTTTGATGAAGCCACGGCGGGGGCTGGAGAACTTGTGGGCCCTAGAATGCGTAATTTTATCTTGGACGCCAGACAACAGTTGCGGGCCGTTTCTGATCCTGACCAGTTGGACGCAACCGCTCAACAGTTAATTCAAGGTTTTGAAACTAATTTTGACAATGCCCTTGTTAATAGTGGACTTGGGCAGCAAACTATAAACAATTTAGTCGAGGTTTTAAGGCAACCTCAGACGGCAGCAACGGCGGCTCTTCCTGAAGGCACGGCGGCGTCGGTTCCCGCTAGTGGTATATCCTTTAAACTTCTTAACCGCGTTAGAAGCGATGCTCTAACGCTTGCAAGAAACGGCGATTTAAGCCCTGAAGCACGTAGAATTGCAGGTATGTATGCCGAAGCCATTGCAGACGATTTTGAGAACGTAGCACGTTACGGCGGAACAGACGCAGATAAAACTCAGCTACGGGCGCTGCGCGAAGCAAACGACTTTTCAAAAGCTTTTGCGGACGTTTATTACAGAAGCTACGTTGGCAAAGCTTTAAAACAGACGCGGGATGGGGAGTTTAGATTAGCTCCAGAAACTCTGGCTATGGGGTTTAACAAGAATCAGTTTGACCCGAATCTATTAAAGGTTAGAGACATTCAAGCGGTTGGAACCTTTGCTAGAGAGCAAGGGATTAAAGGTGCCGCGGGAACAATAGACAGCATAAACGGAGTTTTAGATAGAATAATTCGAACAGCCCGCTCAGAAGCTTTTGATCCAGAAACCGGAACTATTAGCGAAAAAAGATTAAAAACGTGGCTTAAAGAAAACCGCCGTTTAGGTGCGCTGTTTCCGAGGTTGTTTGAAGACCTTTCAACCTTTTCTAAGGCTGAAGTTATGCTAAATAAAGTTAACATAAACAACAGTGCTGAACGCGCTGAGATAAATAAACAAATTAACTTTACCAGCTTGTTGAAGGGTCCTAACGGAGAAATACGAACTAATCCTACCGACGTAGTTGGTGAAGTGTTTGCCGCGGGAAAAGATCAAGTAGAAAACTTAGATAGAATACTTGAAGTTATCCCTAAAGCGGGTCAGGTAGACAAAAAAGTAGTTTACATTGTTAAAGAACCCGAGGATTTAGGAGGCTTAGAACACACTTATTTTAATTACAAAGATGCCGTTGCGGCTAAAGACGCTCGAAGTGGGTCACAATTAACCAAAAGAGTGTTAGAGGTGGACCGTGAAAAAGCTATGGCGGGTTTAAAGGCGTCTGTTTTTGAGTATTTGGTACAAGGACAACCTACTTTAAAAAGTTCGCCGGAGTTTAATCCTACAAAGGTTTACAAACAACTGTTTACAGACAAGGTTTTGCTTTCTGGAAAACGGGATGCAATGCGTTCTGGCGGCACAAAGTTCACTACTATGGCGGAACTGTTGAAGTCTAAAGGGATATTCAACGACGGGGACGTGGCTACTGCAAAAAACGCTTTAGAACAGATGATTAAAGTTAAATCAGCAGATCAAGCCGGAAACCTTGTAGCGGACTTTGAGTCTGCAAAACCAATCCTAGATTTTGCTTTGGGCATTTCTGGTTCTGCGATTGGTACAAAAAGTCAGTCCTTCCTTACGGGTGGTCAAAGCGGTCCGGGGTCTATTATCGCGGCGGGCAAAGGCGCGGAAGCTATGCGGAACATTTTTTTAAGAATGCCTGCCGCTAGCCGATTGCTCTTTACTTCAAAGCTACTTCAAGACCCAAAGTTGCTAGCTAAAATGATGCGAACATACGGTAACACCGACGCTTCAACAACAGGCGTGGTTAACTCCGTCAAACAATGGCTATCAACAAACGGTTTTGTAACTCTTCCTAGAAGAGCCGCCGTTGCTGACAGGCCGGAAGACAAGCCTGCAACCAAACCGGATCAGTTCTTCAAAGAGTTCCCTGTTCCTCGCGCTGATCCAGTGCAGCCTACTGTCGAAAAGAAAGCATCCTTACAACTACCGAGTAGGGGAGTCCTCCCAGCCCCTGCTCCGGTGCCCAGCGGAGTCCAGACGGCTTCTGTTGACTCCGCTGGTAGCGGATCACAAAGACCGCAGTCTGGCGGCATAAGTAGCATTGACATTAACAAAGCGCGTCAGCTTTTCCCTAACGACATAACCTTCGCGGCCCGTGGCGGCGAGATGCGATCAGGCATAGGAGGATTATTCCGATGAACAGAATGGAACAGGGCATAGCGTCCATACCCCGACAGACCATGATCCGCGATCAGCCGCACATGCTGGCCTACATTACGCCCGCGGAAGCCATGCTTTTGAAACAGAACGGCGGATCGGGGCTCCCGAGCCACGGCGGCGTTCCTGAGTTTGGTGCCATAGGTGACTTCTTTTCCAGTATGGCTAGTGACTTTGCCGTAGGAACGGGAATGAAAGAAGACCCCGGACAAAAATATAATATACATGGTGCCGAAACCCCGTATGAAAAACGTCACAGGGAAAACCTTGCAAGGCAAGATGAAGCCGCGAAGTACGATGCTCTGTACAAAGAAGACGACAAGCCGCAACCCGTTCAAATCGCGCAACCCATGTACCGTCCGCCAGCGCCCGTGAACGTCGCGCCGCCGACCTTGGACCCTATTAGTTCTGGTCAGCCTATGGTGCCACCGTTAAATGACCAAACCGCGACGAACGTAACAAACCCTTCTGACGTTATAGCGCGTCCTCCCGTTATGCCCATTGGACAGCGGCCCGCGAACAAAGCCTACACGTTCCAAGAACTGTTGGGCATGTACCAGAACCCTTACGCGTAGGATTTAGGCTATGGCTGAGTTTAGCATGGATCAGTTTGAGCAAGATTACCGCAACGAGCGGCGTAAAGCCTTGCGAGACAGTGTTAAAAGCGGCAAAACCAGCTTACCTGTTGGCATACTTCAACATGGCGCTAATCGCTTAGGTGAAAGCGTTTCTGACACCGTTCAAGGTATCGGAGCGTTTGCCAAATCTTTATACAACAACCCTCAAGCTGTAGCGGAGTCTGGCGCGGAAGGCTTAGAAGCCCTGTATAATCGCGTAGCTCAAGAAGACCCTATGGCTGCAATGCAGGTAGCACAGATGGTTGCTTCTGGCGGAACAGGCGCTGCGATTTTGCGAGGTGGTCGCATAGACCCCAGTGCCGTAGGTTCTGGTGGTGGAAACATAATTAGAGGCTTTCACTCTACTCGAAAGGACTTTGACGAAATAGACCCTGAACGGGGTTTGCCGACAGGAAACTTTGGTCAAGCGGCTTACTTTAGCGAAAGTAACGATTATCCGTCCCGTTTAAATCCTAACAGTAGGATCATAGAAGCTGACTTAGACACAACTGATTTTTTACAGGCAGGGAAAAAAATTCCCGTTGCAAAAGAGCGTGTTTTAGGGACACTTTCGGTGTTAAACTCCTTGGAAGACGCCACCGGAAAGCCCTTTAAGGTTGAGTATGACGCGGACACAAACACGGCTCTTGTTGAGTACAACCGCCGTAGACGTGCGGGGGAAGAAGGTCCTATTAAAGAAACTAAAACGTTTGACTTTAATAATTCAAGTAAACTGTTTGATGATATAAAGTCAGTAACGTGGGGTCTTCGTTACGAGTCTATGTCTACAGACAGGACAAATTTATCTGATTTTATGCGGGCGGCAGGGTTCACGGGTGTTAAAGGCGGATCAGATGACGACTTTCACATTGGAGTTTTTGATAAAAGTGCGGTTAAACAATTTGCCCAAGGAGGTCCCGTGATGCGCGGTATTGGAACCCTGAACGAGACAGCTAGAAACATGTTCCGCGGACCGCGGGGCATTGGCGCTTATCAGCAACTTGCCAGCGGCGGTGAAGCGATGGGACCGCCCCCGACACGCGGACCGGACCCGCAGGGCATTGGCGCTTATCAACAGTTCGCGGACGGCGGACCTGTTTATATGCAGGAGGGTGGCGATCCAAACTTTAAGCTTTTAGTGCAAGCAGTACAGAAAGTAGAAAGTAATTTTGATTCCCGTGCTGTAAGCGAGGATGGTGCGATTGGTCTGATGCAAATCCTGCCCACTACGGCGGCTCAACCCGGATATGAGAAATATGGTGCTGAAAACGTATTTGACATAGCTGAAAGACTTATGGGTTTTAGGGATGAGCGCACTGTAGAAAACGCACGGGCTCTGCTCTTTGATCCAGAAATTAACGTAGAGTTTGGTACTAAATATTTACAGGCAATGATACGAGATTCAGGCGGAGATATCTTGCAAGCTCTGCAAAAATACAACGCGGGAGTTGGTAACTATCAAGCCTTTGAAGAAGACCCTGAAAATAATCCTTTAGACCAAGAGGCCGTGCAATATCCTATAAAGGTTACCGCAGCGTACCAAAACTTTGATCCAAGCAACCCGTTAGAATTGTCTCAATTTTCTAACAGACCTGAAGCCGCTAGTCAGATGATGGCAATGTACGAACAGCCCGAACCAGAACTTGTTCGTCCGAGACTTCGCCCTGAGTTTTTAGGAGATAAGGGAGTTACAACGTCCCTGCGTCCCCAACTTAGACCCCAAGGTATCATGTCTATTCAAGACCCCGCGGTCATGGACAGGGTAGTGGAGCAAGTACAAGAAGAATTACCCCCTACAGAAGAAGAGCGCGACCTGTATGAAAAGTACAGCCCTGAAAACATGTTTCCTGACGCAGGGCTTACCGAGGGCGAAATGATTAGAAGAGAACGTTTCGCACCAAAAGATGGAGACGCAGAACCTTATCGGCAACCGCGTTCAATGGAGGAAACAATACAGGGTTTCTTTGACAAGTTTAAACCGTCCAGAAAACCAATTTTTACCGTTCGTCCTACCCTCAAAGACACGGTCGTCTAACTTAACCACCCTTTGACTTCTTCCCCCAGTACCTTGCCCGCGAGACTTACCTTGGACCGCAAAGCGTCCAGAACTTTCTCGTCTATGGTATCTGGGGAAACGAGGTCAATGTACGTCACCGCTTTAGTTTGACCAATCCGGTGCGCCCTGTCCTCACTCTGTAAGCGTATCTCCAGATCGTAGCTGTTGCTGTAGTAGATCACAGTGTTAGCCGCCGTCAGAGTAATGCCGTAGCCGCCCGTCTTGGGCTGACCCACAAAGAACCGCAGCGGGCTGTCGGGGTCTTGGAACTCCTCAACAATCTCCTGTCTGCGGTCCTGCGGCGTCTCACCGTAATAAGTTGCGACCGAATCGGGCCCGAAACGGTCGCGCAGGGCATGTGCTATCCGTTGGAGGTCGTTAGTGTACGTCGCCCAAATGATAGCCTTCCCCGAAAGCTCGTCTGTTATATCCATTAACTCTGGCAGACGGTTGTTCTTTAGTTCCTGTAAATCCCCCACGTCAGGCTGAAACGATCCGCAGCATATCTGTTGGAGCCGCATGATCTGTGTCAGAACACTGGTTGTCGTGGCAATGTTGTCATCGTTAAGATGCGCCAAAGCCAATGACTTCATCTGATCGTACACCCTGCTTTGCTCCGTGGTCAACGGAACGCGGCGCTTTATGTACAGTTTCTCAGGTAAATCCAAACAATCCTGCTTTAACGTGCGAGTGCTGAACCCCAACAGACGCTCGTTTAGTTCGTCCAACCTACGGTATCCCGTTATCTCCTGAAAGCTGCGCGAACCCATTACACGCTTCTGCGTAATCGCGTAGCGGCTCTGGAACGCGTAGAAGCTGGCAAAGCCCAAAGAACTCGGATCAAGGAACCTGCACTGACTGTATAGGTCCAACGGGGACTTTGTAATCGGGGAGCCTGTCAGAATGCGCCTGTACTTAATGTACGGGTTTAACGCCATCAGGTTCTTGGTACGCTGAGCGTTGCGGTTTTTTATCGTGGTGCTTTCATCAACAACAGCCATGTTCTCGGGATTGGCTACCAGAAAACGTCCCGCGGCCCGCGTACCTCGGGGCGAGGAGAACGCTTCGACGTTCATTACAAAAAGTTTTAATCCGTCAAACGGGTCATCAATAAACGTATCCAGAACGACGCGATAGCGTTTGGAGGTGGTCGGCGTCCACCGCATGACTTTGCGCTTTATATTGTCTGGCAAGTGCGCGGGTATTTCTCCCTGCACCCAGTTGTCGTAGACGCCCTTTGGCGCTACAATTAGTGCCGCGTTCAGGTCACCTTCTATATATAGTACACCTATATTATCTATAGCGACTTTGGATTTTCCAGTACCCATTTCCATAAAGTACGCGTGGTACGTTTTGTACCAAGACTCTTCTAGTGCGTCACGCTGATGGTTGAAGGGCTGCGTCTTAAAATCGTAATCTATCTGTTCCAACATTTGTTCTCCTACGGGGTTGACTGCCATATATCTTATATGTATATAGGTGTTTGTCAAGGCCGTAAAAAGGGTCTTTTAAACAGGAGTACTAGATGAACGATATTTTAGGCATGATGGAAGAGGACTTTGAGAAAACTCTCTCTTCTGTCGAAACGCTGGACAACGCAGGTTTAGACACTGTGGCGGGTCTAGCTAGAAAGATCAAGTATCAACAAGATAAAGTTGAACGGCTTGATCGGGAACTTAAAGACGAAAAGCAAGCACTATTAAAGCTGACAGACGAGGACCTACCCTCGACTATGGCTGACTTAGGGCTGTCTAAGTTCTCTTTGGATGACGGCAGTACAGTAGAAGTCAAGCCGACTTACGGTGCCAGCATCCTCGTCAAAGACCGTCCGGCAGCTTACGAGTGGCTGCGCGAAAACGGGTTTGATGACATTATCAAGAACGTTATCTCCTGCCAGTTTGGCAGAGGTGAGGATGACCAAGCCAGTGCGTTCCACGCGTTTGCATCTCAGCAAGGTTATCCGGCAGACCAGAACGAAAGTATTCATGCGAGTACATTGAAAGCGTTTGTTAAAGAGCGCATCGAAACGGGAGAAGACTTCCCGCACACACTATTCGGAGCCTACGTTGGGCAACGAGCCATTATTAGGGGAGCAAAATAATGGGTGCAGTTAAGAAGACAGAGAAAACAGAAATGGTTGAGTTTGACCAAAGTATGTTTGAAGCGGACGCCGGAGTTGGCGTATCAGATATGGGCCAAGACGATCTGGCGCTGCCGTTCCTTAAACTGATTAGCGGGCTCGACAGCCTGTTAGATGACCCTGACTTTGAGGGCAAGAAGGGTGATATCTACAATACCGTCTCCCAGACCGTCCACAAAGGCGCAGACGGCGTTAAGGTGATACCGTGCGTCTATCAGCGCAGGTTTATCCAGTGGGCACCCAGAGGCGCTGGTTCAGGCGCTCCTATCGCGGTGTTCGAACCGACAGACAAACTGCCCCCGTTCGAACGTGACCGTGAAACCAATAAAGACATGGTTGTAGGCGGTGATGGCTCGTACATCGAAGAAACGCACCAACACTTCGTAATCGTTCTTAACGAAGACGGCTCTGCGGAAACGGCGCTCATTGCAATGAAAAGCACGGGCCTCAAGAAAAGCCGTAAGTGGAACTCCATGATGAGTTCAATCACTATGAACGGCAAGAACGGTCCCTTCACACCGCCGCGGTTTAGCTCTGTATATTTGCTAAAGTCCGTCAGTGAAGAAAACAGCAAGGGCAAATGGCATAATTGGGACATGTCCCGCATTGGCCCCGTAGAAGACAAGGGCATCTACAACAGAGCCCGTGAGTTCCGTGCAAGCATCGCTTCAGGGGACGTGGTTGTGAAACACCAAAGTGAAGAGGCGTCAAAGCCTGACTTCAACCCAGACGAAGTACCGTTCTAGTTTCACAAGGGCCGTAGCTGATGCTGCGGCCCGCTTTCCCAAAGGAAGACCCCATGTCAGTAGATAAGTTTTCCGCCATCTTTGATGGTTTGAAACAGGCTTACGGCACGTACAAAGTTGAAAAAACTCAGTCCAACGGTAAAAATACTGGCAAGGCTAGTATCATTAAGGAACCGCGGACCTCAAAACTCTGGAAGGGTCACCTGTCCGGCAAAGGCACCGCTGTAGGCATCATCCCGATTAACGAGGATAATTGCTGCAAGTGGGGCTGCATTGACGTTGACCAGTACCCGCTAGACCACAAAGTACTTATAGAAAAAATACGTGCCATGAAGCTGCCCTTGGTTGTCTGTCGATCAAAGTCCGGCGGCGCACACTGCTTTTTGTTCTGTAAGGAATGGATCGAAGCAAAGGAAATGCAGAAGGTCCTAACACACCTGTCCGCGGCCCTCGGGTATGGCGGTAGTGAGATATTCCCCAAGCAAGTAAAACTACACTTGGATCGTGGAGATGTAGGTAACTTTCTAAACCTGCCTTACTACGACGCAGAGGACGGCTTGAGATACGGCATTCTGGATGATGGCACGTCAGCAACGCTTGAAGAGTTCTTCGGCTTGTACGAGGCGCATGTGCAAACGCCGGAGGAGATAGTCAAACTTCAGATGACTGACGCGCAGGTTAAAGGACCGCTTGCCGACGGACCGCCTTGCCTACAGCACCTTACAAAGGTTTTGATTAGCGAAGGCGGAAGAAACAACGGCCTGTACAACATAGGTATCTATCTACGCAAAGCGTTTCCCGATAGTTGGGAGACAGAGATACTGACATACAACACCCAGTTTTTAGACCCGCCATTGCCGCTGCCAGAAGTAAACGTCGTTGCAAAGCAAGTTGGCAAAAAGGACTACTCGTACAAATGTTCTGACGCGCCCATTAACGCGCACTGCAACAAAGAACTGTGCCAGACTATGAAGTTTGGTATCGGTGCCGCGGCTCAGAACGCCGCTGTGGGTAACCTGCGTAAATACAATTCAACGCCGCCCGTGTGGTTTATGGACGTGAACAGTGAACCTGTCGAACTGGATACTGACGGCCTGATGAACCAAACCTTATTTCAAAAAGCCTGTATGGAGCAAATTAACTTCATGCCGCGAAGCGTTGCTAAAGCACAGTGGGAAGCGCGGATCAGCGCGATGATGCGTGAAATGACCGAGAACCAAAGCGCGATAATAGAAGTGTCCGTTGATGCCTCAGTGGGTGGTCAGTTCTACGACTTCCTAGAAGAGTTCTGTAGCCACATGCAACAGGCTAAAGACAGGGAAGAGATATTACTTCGCCGTCCGTGGACCGATGAGGAGGAGGGTTACACATATTTCAGGCTCAAGGACTTCGAAGGGTTTTTAAAGAAGAACAAGTTCTTTGAATACAAGTCCCACAAGATTGCCCAACGTCTGCGCGAGGTGACCGGAGAAAGCTGCTTGCTTAGAATAAAAGGTCGCGTGGTACGTCTATGGAAGGTGCCAGCATTTGAAAACGGTGATATAGAATTAAGTACACCACAGTTTCAAGCGCAGGAGAGTCCGTTTTGACTGACAACGTATTAAAAGAAATGCGAAACAAAGAAATTGTCCGTCTGATTGACGAACAGAAAGTGACCAAGACCGCTGTTGCAAAATGGTTTGGGATAACCAAGCAGCGGGTCCATCAAATATATACTCGGGAGACAAACAATGTATCGGATATTCGGACCTCCGGGGACGGGGAAGACAACAACACTACTCAATAAGGTTGATGACGCCCTGCAAAGCGGAGTAGAGCCAACCAAGATTGCTTTCTTAGCCTTCACCAGAAAAGCCGCAGAAGAAGCTAAAGAACGCGCCGCTGCACGGTTTAAGCTGGACCCCAAAAAGGACCTGTACTTCTTTCGTACTATTCACAGCCTAGCGTTGTCGCTGTCAGACATAAGCCCCGAACAAGTAATGCAGCCGTCGGACTATCGCGAACTGTCGGAAAATATGGGCGTACATCTTGTAACCACCAAAAGCGTTAATTTTGATGATGATCTGCCAGACATGATGAAAGCGTCTGATCCAATCTTAGGGTTGATAAATCTGGCGCGTCTTAGAAAAGTGCCTCTGCGTAAACAATACGACATGAGCAACACACATCTTACATGGAATGAGATAAATTACGTCGATAGCTGCCTTGGGCGATACAAACAGGTGCGGCACAAATTTGACTTCACAGACATGCTGGAGAATTTTGTAATAGAAGGCTCCAACTTCTGTCCAAACTTCGAACTCTGTTTTGTGGATGAGGCGCAAGACCTCTCTCCAATGCAGTGGGATATTGCCCACCTGTTAGATGAACGATCCAAACGAATGTAT